CTTCTGCAGTTCGTTCATGAACCATGGCTTTTCGCCGAAGAGTACGTTGCCCTCAGTGTCGTGGACGGCTCCTTCGCCCATGACGACGCGCTGTCGGTTTGTCGTCATGCGTTCCTGTTCGCGCTTCTCCTTCAAGATGTCGTTGTTCAGCCCAAGGTTCTCTAACTGGGCTGCTTGAAATGCTTTAGCGCCGGCGCTCGAGATCCCGCGTCCGAGTGCGTCCTCGGGTACCACGGTTGCCTGCGACATGCTTGGCGTTGATGCTCCTCCTTGTGATACGGCCAGCATTGGGTTTATCCCTGCGGCTCGCATGTCTGCCACCGCGCGTTGCCACGCGGTGTTGCTCATCCTCTCTTCCCACGCTTGCTGTTCGCGTTGAAGTCGGATGTTCCTCTTGTTGGCGCTGCTCTGAGCGCCTAGGCCGAATACGCCGCCGATCACGTCTCCCGCGATTCCGGCGGCCATTGCGGCCGTTGTCGGATTGATTGGCATGTTTCCCTCAGAAGTGGTCGATGAGTCCCGGCACGCTGTTGGTCGGCATGAGTCTTGCCACGACGCTGTCGTGCAGAATGTCCATGATGATCTGCGCCGACCACTGCTCGCTCGTGGCGGTGTCCACCGCGAGCGCTCTTCCCAGTACCTCGTAGGTCTTGTCCTCGATGAACTCTCGATTGAGCGCGGGCTCGTTCTCGAATTCCTCTGAGAGGTGCCACCAGTCGAGCGGTTCCGCTGCGGTTGACCGCAGGACGCCCGTGATCTCGTTCGGCGTGTAGCGGTATTCCGCCCATCTTTCCTGATAGCCCCAGGTTTGGTTGGTGAATGCTCCAGCCTGGCGGTTGTAGATTTCTCTGGTGAGGACGGCTTGTTCGCCAAGCATGGCGAACGCCGGGAAGTAGTAGTCCAGTCGTGTTGCCCGGAGCCAGTGTTTCCTCAGTCCTTGCTGATACGTTGGTGTGGCGCGCACGAGCGCCAGCCCGATGATGTAGCCATGCTCCGTTGCGGCGTATGTGAACGTCCGCTTGCTTCCCGATGCCTGCATTTGTCCACCGAGGTTTCCGAGCGGTGACGGTTCCATGGCTGGTTCTGCGTCGTAGGCGGCTGTCTGTGCCACCGGGTTGATTGCCACCGGTATTTTGGATCCACCTAGGTATTCCGGACGGTTGAGCCGGTAGTCGGGCGAACGAACGCCGAAGTGAGCCAACAACTGCTCCACGTACCTCGAGCCTCCTCGAGCGTCTCGCTCGAGGAGCTTCTGAGTCTGGAACGCCAGTCGTATTGCGTTGATGGTTGCGCTGGTCGCGTCCTGCAGGTCTGCCTTCAGTCCGGTCTGTTCGCCCCACTTGAGGGCGAATAGTCCGCCCGGCGCGGCGCCGGATGTGGTGACGGTTGTACTTGTGTTTTGCTGCAGGATTCGATCTGTGAGCACTGAGTCACTGACGAAGTGCGGGATGTTCAGCGTGCTCGATTCGCTCACGGCCTCCACCGGGATGACTGGTGCGCTGGTGCCCAGAGGCAGTAGCACCGCGTCGCCCTTCTGTGGCCACGGCAACGAGCTTGTGAAGTAGTCGTGTCGCTTGTTCGCTCGCAGTGGCATCCCATCCCATGCGATGTTGGTCGGCGTCGCCTCGTACTCGATCGCGTCCCAAGTGTTGCCGTTCCAGTCGGGGTCCCATTCCCACGGGTTCTGTAGGTTCTGGTCGCGGAACCATTCGTTGTAGACGGTGAAGTACGCCCAGAATGGAAGCGCGTTCCACACTTCATTGCTGTTGGTGCCGTCGTAGGTTCCCGGCGCGATGCCGAAGTGGTCGGCGACTGAGCCGACTGGTACCGGGAAATCCGGCACGATGCTCGGCGCCGGGCTGATGGTCGGAATGTTGTACAGGTCTTCCTGTCCGCTGATGAACTGCTCCCAGCGATTCTTTTGTGTGCTCCCTCTCCACGTGATTCGGTTCGGGACGTAGAAGTAAAACGTTTCAAGATCGAGGTCGTCGATGATCGGGGCGATGGCTGGTGCGAGCCTCGCCACGATGTTCTCTCTGTGTTGCCATACGTCCCCGGGGAGCACCTCCTCGCACATGATGGGTATCAGGTGGCTGGCGTTGAACGCTTGCTTTCGCGTTTGACGCATTCGGAACTTGCTGCGCGGGATGTCAGCCCGCGGAACGGTTGCGAAGTTGTGCTGTCTTGCTGTCTTGTTTCTCAACATGGTGTTTGCCTCTCTTTTCTCTTCTCTTACTCCGGTTATCCATCAGGTTTTCCACACGCAGTGTGGTAAACCTGTGGGTAACCCCTCTTTCCGGTTTAGCGCGCCCGTAGGGCTAGCGCGCTAAACCTTCTTGCTCTTCTTCTTCGCGTGTGCGTGCGCGTTTCGCGCGCGCGCGCGCGTCTTCTCTTTGGTTTCGTATTTCGCTTTCTTCCTCCTGTTCTCTTTGATCTCAGCCATTCGCTGTTCATCAACTTCGTTCAGCCACCTGTCATACGCCTTCGGCGGTTTCTGTCTCTTGCCATTGATCACGACGAAGTCGTGCTCTGCGGCGTATTTGCCGTATTTTTCCCACCATTCGCGCGCTATGTTGCGCGACATGAACGCGCGGGGTTGTACCACGCGCACTAGTTCGCCTGTTTGTTCGTCGATGCGCACGTATTGTTGTTTGGCGCGCAGTTTTTTCGTTACATAGCTTGCGGTGTAGCGCGCTGTCTCGAAGGTCAGCGCGCCGATTCTTACGTCGCCGTGTCCCCATATTTCGTTGAGTTGTGGAGATATCCACAGTACATGCGGGGTCGTGGCCGTAATGATTCTGTCCTGAGTAAAAGCTCGGCCAAAGACCACCGCGTGGTAGTGCGGCCGCAGTGATTCATCACCATACTCGCCGACGGCGTAATAGCGCATTTTGCCGTAGGCCTTTCGCAGTCTCTTCCAGAACTTGACAAGGTGCTCATAGTTCAAGCTCCCGTGCTCGGGTAGATGTTTGTCGTTGTACGTGAGTGTGAGGAAAGAATTTTCCTCGTGTAGCTGTGCCTCGTGCGCGATGCGCACGGCGTATTGTCTTGCTTGTTCGATCCTGCAAAGGATGCAGGTTCCGCATGGGACGGCCAGTCCCGTGTATGGCTCTTGGTGGTATTGCCAGTCTGTTCGTTTGAAAAAAACAAGGCGTCCGGTGGACGCCTTGTATGCTCGTATGGGCGCTTCGCACGCCATACGTCTAGAGTCTGATTCCGCCGCGCATCACGAATGCCGGCGAATTGATTGCCTTCGTCCGGTTGCGCGCCTTCGCGAACTTCCTGCCGTGTTTCCTGCCGCTGATACGTCTGCGTCGCATAGTTGCCTCCAGTGCATAAAAAAGGGACCGCGTCAAGCGGTCCCTTTATACCCGATTTCGGGTCGCCTTGGACCATCTCCTTCTTGATTAAGATGGTCCTGATGACACCGGCTGCCTTGTGCAGTTGGTGTCTTGGCAGCCTTCAGAGGCTCTGGGCCTCAAGGGCTGCCTCAATGGCGTCCTCCAGCTGGCCAAGGTGCCGCTGGAGCCTCGCCAGCTTCGCCCTGTGCCGCGATCTGTACAGGGCGATCGTCGGCTCCGGCTCCGCCCGGAGCGCCCTGTACGCCTCGCTGTGCTTCTCCAGCTGGCCCCGCAGCTTCCTGACCTCGTGCGGCTCGTCCTGGCCGAATACTGTCGCGAACGAGGCTGGTGCAGTCTGCGAGGAACTCCGGTTGGCTTGTGAGCTTCCCCGTTTCTTCGTTGAACTCCCCGAGTTTCCAGATCTCGAAGTGGTGCGGCGTTTTTGCGAGCGCGTCATTGTTTTCCTCGTCGTTGATGGCCTTGGAAATGGCGGCCAGAACCCCGAAGTTCGTCTCTGCGGGGAATGGCCTCATGAAGTAACCGATGAGTCGGTCACGGATTGCGTAGAGGTTCATTTAGCTCCTTCTGTTGGTTTGTCCGCCGGTTTGTCCGGCGGTGGTGCGAGTATGACCTGCAGTTGCTCAGTTGACAAGCTCAGTAGTTCTTCGGTGAGCATGTCTTTCAGTTGCGGCGGCAGCCTGCGTCTGAGTTCCTCCAGTCTTCGGCCCTCGTGGATGAAATCCCGGAGGCCTACCGGTAGGTGACTGAAGTCCCCCGATATGGGTTGCTGCGCGGGTCCGGGCACGGTGCCCGTGACCCTCTGTGTTTTCACGATCACGTTGATATCGGTCGCGCTTGCCGCCGACTGGTCGGTGAGTGATGGCAGTTTGGTGACCGTCCGTGCCTTGGCCTTGTTGCGCTTGTAAATGCTGTTCATTAGTTCCTCCCGGAGAACATGAAGCGAAGCCACTGCATGACTGTCATGCCTGCTTTCGCTGCTGGTGACGCTGCCCCGACTGTGTCGAACCATTTGGCCATGGCCTCTTTCTCGGGTATGTCGAGGCTCATGAGGATGTTTTTCAGTTCAGCGAGTGTGACCTCCTTATTTCTGATTTCCGCGAGTGCCTTGGCGCTGCTGACGTTGGCGCCGTAGGTTTCCTCTTGGAACTTCCTTTCTATCTCGCGGATTTTGGCGTCGGCGTCGCCCTTCTGCAGTTCGTTCATGAACCATGGCTTTTCGCCGAAGAGTACGTTGCCCTCAGTGTCGTGGACGGCTCCTTCGCCCATGACGACGCGCTGTCGGTTTGTCGTCATGCGTTCCTGTTCG